TCTTAGATGCATTGTTATCACCACCCATAACTGATTTTTTACCCTTCATTGTTTTTATTATTTTCTTTAAATTTTTTGTTTCAAATATTAACGTACAAAATATACTATCATCAATACATAAGTTATGAAACCAGTAATCAGATTCAGTTGCATCAATACCGGATGGTTTTTTCCAACACTCATATTCAATACAAATATTACCTGTTTTCATCCACATACCACGTTCACTTTTAACTTCAATCTTTTTGTCTTGCAGCATAGATGCTATTTGTTCTTCTTTAACTTCTCCGTATGCTAAATCAATGTCAAATTTTTTCCTATCTGCTTTCTTAGGTTTTGTATTATCTACCATGCAAATTTACCCTCCACCCAATCCCTTGAGTAATTGTTCCCTTGCTTTGCAAAGAAATCGTGTAAAGAACCACTGTTAATATTTTTATAAAACCAATTACTAATAGGGTCATACTCAACATTGTACATAGGTTTTATATCTAATTGTGATAAACAAATATTTAACCTAGACATAATAAAGTTTTTCATTTGTTTAGCGGTAATGCCTTTTATATCTCCCTTTTCAAATATCATATCAATAATTCTACATTCATGTTCGTATACTTGAGAGCATGTATCTTTTATTTTAACAATAACTTTATCATATTCTGTTTCTGTAACATTCATTTCTTTTTTTATTGTTTTATGTAACCATGCCCCTGCCTCGCTGTGTAAGTTTTCATCTCTAACTGAGAAGTTAATACCAGCAGTCATATTCATTAATTTGTTTTTACCTTCCGCTTGGAAATGTTTTAAGAAAGCAAAGTTACTGTACAGGATTGCACCCTCAGTAATACTACCAACAGCAGTAATGTACAATGGGTCTTTCTCTTTAAACTGTTCTTCAACCCAGTCCATTCTTTCTTTTAATACTTTATCTTCCGTATAACTACTATAAAATTCATCTGTTTTTAACCCCATAACTTCATTTAATTTGTCATAAAATGGAGCATGTACGTTTAGTTCTAACATACCAAACACACTACACATGCGTTGTATCTCAGGGCGTGGGAATACTTTTCTTACATAATCTAACCAGTATTCATTACCCACATGTAATTCATACAACGTAAATAATTTAAGTACTGTAGTAACACCATGTAATTCTTGAGGTGTTAAATTAGTTTTTAAATCATGTATATCTTTTTCCATTTCAATTTCATTAGCGAACCACAATATCTTCTCTGCATCTTCGCAGTATGTTATTGCTTGTGGATAGTCTACGGTGTATGTGTCTTTCTTTGTTTGAATTCTTGTCATTCTTCTCCCCTTAAGTCTTTTTTAATTTGGCTTATTTTTATTTCTATTTTATCTTCAAATCTTTCCACTAAATCTTCTGAACTTATTTCTAATACCTCCATTAAAGTAATTTCATCTATACCTTTTAATTTTTCACAAAGTTCTTCAAATGTCATTCCAAATTTTTCTTGTTCTTTACCATGTTTGTAATCAAGAAAGTTTAATATGTCACCCATTATGTACCTCTTAAATGTTGTTGCCTATATTTATATTTATCTTCTTCATTCAATGACATATATTTTTTTAGTTTATCACATTCTTTAACTGTAAAAAAAGCGAACTGCTCCTTAAAACACCATTGACCCATATTTAATTTACTACCTTTCCTAACTTTTTTAAAGGGGTCGGATAAAATAAATATTAGTTCTTTGTCGGGGTAATGTTTCTTAACTGATTTATACTTAAGTGTATCTCCTGCCCTAAAAAAACCTTTACATTCTATCAGTACGTTACCTTTAACAAAATCAGGTACATACTTACGGTGAACTATATAGGGCATTCTCTCCGGCTCAAAAACAAAACCCATCCCTTTTGTATTTGTTGCGAAGGTACTTTCTAATCCACTTCTGTATATATTTTTATTTCTTCTTTGCCTTACTTTCACTTATTAACTCCTTAACAAAATCCAAAGGGATTTGTTTGTTTTTCTGCAACATCCATAATAGTTGTGCATTTTCTACGGCTCTTTGAAAACCGTTAGGAGTAAATTCTTTTTGATATAAGTCTAGCACTACTTTATCCCATTCTTCTCTAGGAGTATTATTAAGAAGTTTGGTAGCCTTCTTCTCACCTATACCATGTATACCAATAATGTTATCAACTTTATCACCCGTTAACATTTGCTTATAAAAGAATTGTTCTCCGTCTTGAGCTGTAACATCTTGCCAAGTTTCCTTGACATAATTATAATGCTTACCTTCCACCATTAATAAATCTTTATCAATAGTAGCTATTACTGTATCTTCCGTTTGAGATAAGGATAATGCATCATCAGCTTCCATGCCGTTAACTATCTGAGCTTTGTATTGTGTTACTAGATAGTCTTTAATAAGCTGATAGTGAACTGGTTTATCTGCACCAGACCTATTAGCTTTATAATCTTCTCTGATTTTATATCTGAAATTATTTTTACCAGATAAAAAAATCTTGTAAGTATCACACTTTGTAGTATTTAAAATATTATTTACAAATGTCTTACAAGAGTAAAGGGTATAAGGAACAGGTTCAGCCTCAACCTCACCCGTTTCCTTATCCTTCTTCTGACAAGCAAACCCAATTCTATAAACTATTGGGTCTCCGTCTATTAGTAGCTTCATAGTTAAAAGGGAATATCGTCTGCAAACTCTTGGTCTGCTACTGCCTTTGCTGTAACAGGCGTACTTTTTTCAACTACTGGTCCATTAACTCTTTTATCATGCAAGTATTTAACTAAACCAAACATAGCTTTAGTTGCTACATTGTTTTCGTCTTCCGCATCTCCTACTGACATTTCAGCAGTTGCTGCTTTAGCTACTTGGTCTTGATACTTAGAAGGTATAGCGGACATGCTACTTATGTTGTCATAAGTTCTATCTCCAGACTTAGTATGAGTAACGACAACATTGATTGGCATACCTAATACCTTATCCCAATCTGCTACTTCACCATCTCTGGCTGTGGGTACAAACATTTTATAATACTTATATTCGTTACCACGTTCATTCATAGTTTGGAATATGTTGAAAGGTTTAGACCATAAGATTCTTGGTAATGTACCGCCATCTGATAAAGTCTGCTCCTGTCCTACTAACTCAATACCTAAAGAAAGCTGTTGAGCTGGTGGTTTTTCCTCACCTGCAAAATTTCTTTCTTGTAAGCCTAAGTCAGCAACATAAACTAAACGCCCTTCATGTTCACCTTCCGCAACATTAGTGTACTCTATAGTAGCAGTACTCTTTTCTGCTTGGGGTGATACTCTATTTATTGCCATAGTTTTATCTCCATTGTTGTTAATACTATTTCAGTATATCATACTCAATGTATTTGTGAATAGTCTTTCCCAAAAGAGATATCACAATCCAAATCCCTATTTAATTTCAAGAGTTTGTTCACATTTTGTATAGATTCTTTTAATATTGCTGTTACTTGTTCTTGTTTATTTTCCTGTAATTCTAGGATAACTTCATCATGGAACTGAGCTGTTAATTGCTCTCTTTTCCTTACAATAAAGGCTAACCACATATCAAAACAATAAGTACCTGTGCCTTGATTTAAAGTAGAGAACTTATCTTTATCAGCTTTAAGAAAATAATATAATTCAGATACAGGATTCCATAACCACATCTTTTCATTAACAATTTTAACCTCAGTATCTTTTGCTATTGCCTTTAATGACCAGTTACGTTCCCAATATGCTTTATGTATTTTAGTAGCTTCTGCTTCACTAATACCTAGCTGTTTAGACAAGGTATTAACACCTGCCCCATAAGTACAAGCGTAGTTACCACCTTTATAATTATGCCTTAGTTGTGTTACTTCATCCGTCTTATTACCAGATTTATATTCATCAACTTGTTCTTGTGTTACTGCACCTGCTGATAATGCTAAATCTAGATGTGGGTCAAAACCTTTTGTTGTCATAGCTGTTACATATTCTGGGTCGTAATCCCACATGTAATGTTGCTTAGTTCTATCTTCCAAACTAGCCATATCAGAGCCACATAATGTATGGGTATCTTTTCTTACTGTAAACAATGCTCGTAGTTCTTTACCGTAGGGTTTACGGTCAGAAGGTAAGTTAACACAGACTGCATGTTTAAATCTTAGTGTATTAGTAAACCCTTGTATTTTAGCTTGAACAAAACCATCATCATCAATATTATCTATCAAACCTTGAACTGCACCTATCCTATGCTTTACTACAGTCATAGTCCTAAGATGCTCTAACTCTGGATTATCTTTTACTAACCTATCTACAGATTCACATAAGTTACCGTCTGGTTTTTTTATTTGAGGTACACTTTTAC